ACAGCGACAGCGAGGACACCATCGCGCCCGCGTAGCGCAGCCAAAGCGCAGCGGCGAAGCGGTTTTGCAAGTGAAAGCTTTTCACAAGGTCGCCATTGCGCAGCATCCCGGCATTACGAACAGACGCCGCCGTGCCGGCCGGGGTTTCCGTGCTGGCGATGGTCTTGCCGGCAAGGGTGAGGCTCTGGTTGTTCGTCTTGGTGGCGATGCGATAGAAGCCGTTATTCGCGCCGCTGCCAGCCGCAAAGCCGCGCAATTCAATCCACTGGCCTTCGAGCAAGTTCTGAAACTTGTTCGATGTGGTGGAGGAAAGCACGTTCGTTCCGGTGGTGACGGTAATGTCTGCCGCAACGCCCGCGATGGTTTGCGCCGTTGACCAATCGCCACCAAGCGCGCCCGCAAAGAAATCGTCGAACGTGCCATAGGACAGGTTGAAATTGATAGCGCCGCTGGCCTGTTCGCTTTGCGTCACAGACGGCGACACGCGACGGCTGCCCGTGATTTCATTCGGGCGCGTGCGGGCCTTGCTGCCCGAGAGGCTTTCGCTGGTGATGCGGAGCGTGGTGAATGCGCTATTCGGCGCCGTTCCCCAGGTTGCTTCCGGCACATACGAAAGCGTTGTTTCAGTCGTTTCAATGCCGGCCTGATAGCCGGTGACAGAACCGCTCATGCTCTAATTCCTTTTCAGGTTCTGCGGCTGGGCCGCGTTGAAGCCCGCGCTATGCAGGCCGGTCCGTGTAGGTCCATTCAACCGTGACGGTCAGAACCCACCACTTCCCGTCTTCGCTGGGCACGCCAGCGCCGATGGATGCGCGGCGATAGACGGTGTACCCGACCACGCCGCGATAAATATTCGCTATGTCTTTCGCCACTTGGCGCGCGGTGGCGCTGCCTGTGCCGAGCGGCACAATGACATGCACCATGAAGGTGCCGCGCTCTTCCCATGCGCCGTTGCCGAGTTCGATTGGCTCCAGCACATCGCCTTCAGCTTCAACCGAAAGCCAAGCCGCCAAGTCAGGCGCGGCGAATGCCTCATTCGGCCATTCGATAGGATAGGGCAGCGCGGCGGCTACAAGGCGCGCTCTGGCGTCGTTCCAAGGTTCCGGGCTCATGTGTCACCCGCCCCGCACATGAAGGGCATAGGCAACCGCCGTAGAGGCAACCATGAGGGGGTTGCAGCCAAGCACAGCCCAATTCTTTCCATCAATCGCCACGAAATCGCCTTTGACTGGGGGCGCAAAGCCTGCCGATGCCAAAACCGGCGCGGCGTTGATTGTCATTTCAGCATCGCCATTCATCACCCCGCCCGTGATTTCTTCCGGGCTGAAGCTGCGCAGCCATCCCGTCACGGCGATTTCCGTGAAGGTGGTTGTCATTGCTTGCCGGCGGCGCAGCGTGGCCGGGCGGCCAAAGCGCGCAATCAGCCGCGGCACGGCTGAGGTGATGCTCACGCGCCCATCTTTCGCCACGGCGCCAGCAGCGCGGCGGCTTCAATCGGGATGGCTTCAGCCCCGGCGCGCGGGTCGAGGTATGAGACGGACCCGACACCATCGGCGCTTTCGGAACGGATGCGTGGATCTCGCCCGCGCGCGGTTTGCAGACCAGCCAAGGTGGCGAGACATGCGCGTTCAATGTCCTGTGGCAGATCGGTTAGCAGCGCATAGCCCGCCGCATAGGTGACTTGCACCACCGCGGCGCGCCATTGGATGCGATAATCGCCGGACAGCCGATAAAGCAGCGAGCCGTCGAGTTCGTAATCTGTCGCGGCAAGCGTGGTGCCGTCCTCGATGACTGAGGTAATGGCCGGGTTCAAATCCCGGTCGAGAATAATGCACGGCAGATCGACGCCGCGCTCAGTCTGCCGCACGGTTGCCCGGCCAAAGCCTTCCGGCCGCCCGCAATAGCGCGCGCAAATATCTGACGCCTGGCCAATGAGTTCTTGCAGCCCGGAGGTCGCTTCCGGGATGGCCAATTCGCGCGCCGCCGTGGCCAGCACGGTAAGCGCATTGGTCGCGGGTGGCGTGATGATTGTGATCATGGCCTTGCCTGGGCAGGGGTGAAGGCGCCGCGTGATGCAGCCGGGGTGAAAGTCCTGCCCTGAGCCGCCTGAAAAGCAGCGCGGGCGAAAGAAGCAGAGAAAGCACCGCGAGAAACCGCCACAGAAGGCGTTGGGCGGGATTGCGCCGCATGGAAAGCCGGACGTAGCAGCGCCGCAACAGAAGCCGCCCTTGCGCTTGCTACGGGCAGCGCAAGGCGGTTTGTCGCAAGATTGAAGCCGCCGCGATTGAGAGCGGGAATAAAAACGCCGCGCGCCAGCGGCAGATTGTTGGCGATAACGCCCCAAGCATTGCCCCAGGCCTTGCCCCAGGATTTACCCCAAGCCGAAGCCATCACACCGGCCCGAAGGGGTCAGCTTCAGTGCCAGCGCCATCCACAGTAACCGCGTTCACCTTGCGAATATCCGCATGGATCGGCGTTGACTGCGCCGCCGCCAGCACTGCCGCCGCGTTCTGCGCCGCAGTCGGCACGCTACCGCCGGACGTCACCACGGTTGAAGCCGCGGATTGGATCAGCAGGGTTTGGACCCCGGCCGTATAGGCGATGGGGTCTCCGCCTGGTCCGCCGATGAAATTTCCACCCGCGATCCTTGCGACGTAATCTCCGGCTGGGAAGCGAAGTTGCCACGCCCCCAGTACTTCGACGGTGAGGCCGACCTGAACACCGGGGCCAAGGTTATTGAGCCCTGATCCGCGTCCGATTCGGTCATAGATGATTCCCTCCTCACTTGCCTGCGCTGCCTTCACCGCAGCGTAAAGCGTGGCGCAATCAACATCCGCGACACCCACATCCACATCAATGCGGGACGTCACGAAATCAAAGGTGAAAGGCGCGGCGTAATAGGCCATTAGACATCACTGTTACGGCTGGCATTGACGCTGCCGCCCGCATTCGTGATGGAAAGCGTGGTGCTAAACGGCACAATGGGCGAAGCGCCAGAGCCGTTGCGTACATCCACCCGCGCCGAGAAATTGGCCGAGTAGATGAACGTCACGCTCTCCGCAGTGCTGGCGGCCACCTTGTCGAGATAGGGGACAAAGACATCATCCGCCGTGACAATGTTGCTGGCGAGCGCCGGGGAAAGGCCGCTGAAAGTCTTGGTGCCTGCATTGAAGGATGAGTACGTGTAGCGCACGCCCTTGATGCGAATGACGCCAGCCGAAGGTGTGTCGGTCTTGATGCTTTCCACCACAGTCAGGGCCGTGGCGCCAGCGCTGGCAGCGACCGGCGTGTACTCGTCCTTAAGGATGCCGCCCGAGCCGTTCTCACGCGCCACCAGAATGCGGTCGCCGACGACAAGGTTACCAAGCGTGATGCCGATGAGCGTCGGCGGCGTCTGAGTGGTGCCGTCGTGAGCGATTAGCTGATACTTGGTGCTTTCGCCGGCCAGCACGCCCGTCACCCACCAGCCGCGCGCCGCGAAGAATGTGCCGCCGGCGAAGCTACCAAAGGGTGCGGCGGGAATTTCCGTATAGGCAGCGTTGAGAACCCGATAGCGCCAGCCTGGAACACCATTGAGTGTCGCGGCGCTGCTCTCACGCGTCAGGTATTGGAGGTACTGATAGGCTTCTTGGAGCGTGCAGCCGCCGGACAAGGCAATGGTTCCCTTGTACGCCTTGGCGCCATTGCCGTTGCCCAAGTCCTGCGTCGTGTCGCCAAAGGTGACGGTCACCTTCGTCGAGAGCGCCGCCGCCTCGGCTTCGGTCAGCACCACATTGGGATCAGTCGCGGTCGAAAGCGCCGCGTTGCTTTCGCCACCAGCCGAAAGCCCAACATCGAAGTGCGAGTACGTCTGGCCCCACTTGCGGCTGAAGGCGGTGACGTTGCCCGAGTCAATGAAGGCGCCGCCGGTCTTCACCTTGACCAGAATTTGCACATGGCCATCGGGCCAGAATTTGGTGAGCTTTGCGCCGTTCTGCACCACATAGACCGGCGACGCCGCGACAATACCGCCGATGGTCTTCAAGCCAGAATACTGAACCGCCGCACTGGCCTGCTTTACCGAGCCAAAATTGATGTATTGCGCCGCGTCATCGTCAAGATTGAAGGTGATTGCACCGCTTGTCAGCAGGTTTAAGCGGGAAGCAACCGCCGCGTCACGCGGGCCATCAAGCCGCGAAGGGTTTGGTGCCAGGATGTCCAACAAATCATTACCTGAAGCCGCCGCATCATCTGCGAGGTCTTGCAACCAAGCGTGTAATTCCAGCACAGAATAAACAGTGGTGCCGCTGGTATGACGAATATCGCCAGTTGTGCTGATTGAAAAATCGGCTGCAATGGGCATTGCTATTGATCCGGCTGCTGGTTGGCGGTTTGACTGTTGTTGCTTGCGCTAAGGGTCGTCGTCGTGCGCCACTCTTGGTAAGCCGGGGAACCCGTCGCATTGCGAACAACAATGTCCACCGGAATATCTGTGGTGTGCGTGTACGTATAGGAGAAGGTGGTGCCGGTGACGGTCTGATTTGCCAGCACCGCCAGCGTGTCGGTTCGCCGTAGCAGAATCCGGGAGCCCGGCACAATTCCAGAGACCGCGAGGGTGTAGGAAGCGGCGGGCGAATAATAGGAGCCGTCGTCAGCCTGCATCCGCGCAAAGCCGGGAACCTCGGCGCCGCTGCTGTCCACCACGCGCACGCCTTTGAGCGCCGCGCCCGCCGAGCCGAATAGGCGCCCGCGCTGCGTTTCAAGTGCCGTGCCGACCGCGACCACCATCACGGGCCACGCCATATTGTGGAAGCCGCCGAGCGTGAACGCATCTTGCGCGGTCTGCCAGGACAGAAACTGCGCGACCTGCGAAGCCGAAACACCGGCAGGCACGGTGACGGTGATTGACCACTGCTTGCCGTTCCACGTCACGGGCGAAGCGCCGTGGTTCGTGACCGTGATGCCCAGCGCGCCGGGGTCGGTGTCCGCAATCGCCGTGTCGGCCTGGTTGAGCGGAAACGCGGCGCCGTCTTCGGTAAGCGTGAACGGCGTCTGGACCTCTGCCCAGCCGGGGCGGCGGACGCGGAGCGTTACGTCCGCGTCGGCGAACCACGCGGGATACAGGCGCGACTGAGTCGACGGCCGCACGTCTAGCAGGCGCCCGTCGTTGTTGCGGAAGATTGCGGACTGCGATCCTGACTGCACGCCAGACAGAGCAACGGTCGGCTCGTTGTACGGGTACGGATTCGCAACGATGTCTGCCGCACTTGTGACGCCGAAGAACGACACGGTTCGCAGCGCGTTGCCCGTGTTTGCGACCTCGCATCGAGCGCGCAGGCGTACCTTGACGCCCGAAGGGCTGATGCCAGTCTCTGCCGACAGGTTCGCGGCATTGAGCGTCTTGAACGTGCCGCTGAAGCCGGTGCCTTTATCCAGGTCGTAGGTAAGCGCGATGTTCGCGGTGTTCGCGCCGGAGACAACTGGCGCGGTGTTCCCGAAACCTGTAATCCCAAGAATCCAATAGGGCCACGTCCATGTCACTTGGTCGTTCAACGCGCGCAGGAGCAGGCCGTTGGTTCCGTCGCGTCGGATGGTGCCGACGTCATCGACGTACGCCGACTGACTGAACGGCGACGGGCTTTTCTCGATGCCTGTGAACACAGAAAGCATGACTTCGGTCGCCGACACTTCCTGCTCGGCGAAGTGCAGGCCGATAGTCGAGAACGTCGTTGGGGTGACGCCGTTATTCAACACAGTTGCGTGAGTGCGGTTGCCGCCCGACGCCGTTCGCTGGAAGAACGCGGTCTGCGGGTACGCGGCGACCAAGCTGCTGCCCGCGTAGGCGGTCGGGTCGCCGCAGTCTGAAGTCCACACCTCATCGCAGTTTTGCGTCAGGACTGTCGAGTCAGCCGTCTGCGATCCGCCATTGAAGTAAACCCGCGAGACACGCGCGTTCTTGACGTTGGTGAGCGCCACGACATACCGGCCATCGGCGCCCAGCACCATCGGCGCGGCGCGTGTGCCGATGTTTCGAATGCGGATGTTGGTCGTCTGGTCCTGGGCGAGAACCGCCGTCTGAACGAACGCGGCGGTGCCGGGGAATAGCGACACGCCGTCGACCACTACGTCGGCGCAGTTGACGAACTGAATGGCGTAGTTGGAGCGCGTCCCAGTGGCAGCGTGCAGAGATGCAACGACGCTGTTGGTGATTTCCACCGCCGCGCAGCCGGTGAGCGCCATCCCGACGTTGGCCGCTCCCGAGACGTGGACGCAGTTGCGTAGCACAATCTCGCTGGAGTACGAAACCGCCCACGATACGATTGCCTTGTTGTTGAACGCCTCGCACGAGTCGAAGACGGCCCCGACGCAGTTGGCGACGTTGAACGCGCCCGTGGCAGTTCCGCTCCCCGCCGCCTGAAAGCTCTCGCAGCCCTTGAACTCCACATCTGTCGAGTAGCCGACCGCGAAGCTTTGCTGGTTAATAGCGCCGACGCGGGACGCCGCGACGTTTTCAAAGCGAACTTGCGACAGGGCG